AGGTTATAACTTTGTTACTAAGAAGATTACGGATGCTCTTTTTAATATTAGCCAGGGCAATCAAGAATGTCTATATCTAGGTAATATGAATGCCCTTCGTGATTGGGGTCATGCTAAAGATTACGTTCGAGCAATGTGGATGATGCTACAGCAAGACAAAGCAGATGATTTTGTTATCGCAACAGGTAAACAATATTCTGTTCGAGAATTTGTAGAAGAATCCGCACCATATTTTAATATGAATATTCGGTGGGAAGGATCTGGTCTGGATGAGGTTGGTATTGATGTCAATACAAATAAAGTAATCATTCGAGTTGATCCTAAGTATTTTAGACCCGCAGAAGTTGAAACTTTATTAGGTAATCCCACAAAGGCTAAGAGTGTACTCGGTTGGGAACCTGAATATGATTTCAAAGGGCTTGTTAAAGAAATGTGCGAATGCTATAAATGAATCATATAATTTTTATTTTATCTCACAATTCGAAGGAGTATACTGACCATGTATATTCTGCTCTTCGCAAACAAACAGATAATGTATTTGTACTTGAAAACTCTTACATTCCGGAATTAAAATTTTCTAATGAACAAACCATAGATTTGGGTTCTAATAATTTAGGAGTGGGTGGTTTTTATGATTATGTTATCAATAATTACTGCGATAAAGAAAATCTTTTTGTTGGAATTTTTAATAACGATATAACTAACATCCCAGACAATCTAATTTCTCGCGTATCGGAATACTTTAAAGAAGATGTAGGTATTATTTCCCCGGCATTAGATGATGAAGATTGTCCTAGACATTCCCCTATGCTACCAATTGGAAATGTCCCTAGAATATTGGGACCTAGTCAATTTGTAGAAAATGTGGTTCCGTTTTACAATACTAAAGTATTAAAACAAATGCAGGAATTTGTGCCTGTTCACTATTATGGCTGGGTTGATATTGCTTTGTCTCTTATGTCTACGGAGATGGGACTAAAAAATGTAGTATTGGATGATTGTATTTTAACACATATTAGATCAGCCATTAGAAAAGATATGGAAAAAGTTGATAAAAACTATTCTGTCTATATGAATAATGCAGGAACTACCCATAAAGAATGGTTAGATAAACATCCTAAGTTAAAAGAAATTATGAGGAACGGATGAAAAAGATTGTTTTTTACATCGAACCGGAATGGGCCTTTGGTACGATTCATACAGAATTAACTAAACAACTATTTGTATATGGTATAAATTCTTTCGTTCTTCCTTGGAATAGACGTTACACAAAACAAGAAATGTTGGAACTATCCGATAATATAGATTACTTTGTATCCACCCCTCATGGATTAGGTGGACTATTTTATCATTTTGATATACCTCCAGAAAAATGTATTGCAATTTGTCATAGTGCCTCGGATTTGGTCAATTATAAAGAACTAGGTGAAAATGTTAATCGTTTACATAATTTTGCTGTAGTTAGCAAATGGTTGGATGATAAGAGCCTAGATTTGGAGATTGAAAAAATTCCAAAAATTGTTAATATGGGTATTAACTTTGATACCTTTTATTCTCCAATTAGTACCGAATTGAAAACAGTAGGTTATGCTGGTTCTTTTAATTTTAGACATATCGAAATAAAACGAGGTTGGTTGGCAGAAAAAGTAGTAGCCGAGTCTGGGTTAGATTTTAAAATAGCAGAATATTATCATAATAGTTTTGTTACTATGGCAGGTTTTTATAAAACTGTGGATGCTATACTTATATCTAGTACAGAAGAAGGTGCAGGTTTACCGGCATTAGAAGCAGGCGCCGCAGGTAAACTTGTTATTAGTACACCCGTAGGTTTATGGAATACTAAAATTACCGACACAGGTGGAATTTCTGTATCGATTGATGAAGCAGATTTTATAGATGAATCATTACATACACTAAACTTTTATAAAAAAATGCCAAAAGAGTATAGAAACAAATGTTTACAAATCCAAGAACATGCTAAGAGTTATGATTGGAAATATGTAATACAAGAGTGGGTAGACCTTTTATCAAATTAAGGAATGAGATGGAAAAAAATAGTAAAATATTTGTTGCTGGGCACAAAGGATTGGTTGGTTCTGCTATTGTAAGAAAACTGCAAGCAGAAGGATATACCAATATTATAACTAGAACAAGACAAGAATTGAATTTAACTAATCAAGAGGCAGTAAACATATTTTTTAAAAGACAAAAGCCAGAATATGTTTTTCTTGCTGCAGCAAAAGTAGGGGGAATTAGTTATAACGCCAAAGTACCTGCAGATTTTATGTATGAAAATTTAATGATTCAAACAAATGTCATTGATAGTGCATATCAAAATGGTTGTAAAAAATTACTATATCTCGGCTCTGCTTGCATTTATCCCAAGGTTACTCCTCAACCGATTAAAGAAGAATATTTATTAACAGCACCACTGGAACCAACCAATGAAGGTTATGCTTTGGCAAAAATTGCGGGTCTTCGTATGTGCCAATACTATAAAAAACAGCATGGGTTTAACGCTATAAGTGTTATGCCGGCGAATTTATATGGTATCAATGACAACTTTAATCCGGAAAGGGGACACGTTATCCCTGGCATGATTAATAAATTTCTAGCTGCAAAAGAAAGTGGTGATCCTAGTATAACTTGCTGGGGTGATGGTTCTCCTACAAGAGAGTTTCTTTATGTAGACGATATGGCGGATGCTTGCGTATTTCTGATGAACACGTATGACGGTGATGACTTTTTAAATGTAGGTAGTGATACTGAAATTAAAATTAAAGACTTAGCCAATATTATTAAGAAGTCAATAGGATATACAGGTAAAATTGTCTGGGATAAGAGTTTACCTAACGGTACGCCTAGACGCAAAATGGATAATACAAAATTATTCAACTTAGGATGGAAACCTAGCGTTTCTTTTGATGACGGTTTGAAAAGGACAGTAGAATGGTATCTTCAGAACAAAAAATAAGATGGCCCTTAATGGGCGAGACGATTACATTTATGGATCGTCTAAAAATGGCACAGTTTGCTTTAACTACAAATAAATTTACCAATGGGCCTCGAGTAAAACAATTTGAACAAGAATGGAGCGATTGGTTGGGATGCAAACATTCTTTGTATGTATCTTCGGGTAGTACCGCAAATCTTTTACTTGTTGCTGCAGTAAAGGAATTGTATAATTTGAAAGATGGAGATAAAGTTTTATTGCCTGCCTGCACGTGGGTAACAAATGTATCTCCTATTATTCAACTTGGATTAGAGCCGGTATTTTGTGATATTAATCTTGATAATTTTAGTTTCGATTTAAACGAAGCAGAATTACTATCTAAGAAACATGATATTAAACTAATATTCGTAACCCACCTATTAGGTTTTGCTGGCGATAACAACAAGTTGGCTAGAATATTCCCCGACGCAATCATTATAGATGATGTATGCGAATCTCATGGTTGTAAAGAAATGCCCAACGTAAAGGTGGGTAGTAGATCTATTGGTGCAACATTTAGTTTCTATTTTGGTCATCATATGTCTACAATTGAAGGTGGCATGGTATCCACAAATAATACGCAACTATATGATTTGATGAAAATGAAACGCAGTCACGGATTTGCCAGAGAATCTATCTATGCAGAAGAATATGCAGCAAAGTATCCAGACATAGATAAGCAATTCTTGTTTATCACTGATGGTTATAATTTAAGGAACCATGAGATATGCGCAGTATTGGGTTCTTCGCAATTAAAGCGTTTGGATAAAATGATTGAAATTCGATCAAGAAATTTTGCCTTATTTACAGAACTTGTTGACAAATATCCCAATCTGTTTTATAATATTAAGAACGATTGGAGAGCTAGTAATTTTTGTTTCCCCTTTATTTGTAAAAGTAAAGAAATTGCAAAGCGTATGCGAGAAGTCTTTACTGAAGAAGGCATTGAACATAGACCAGTTGTTAGCGGAAATCTATTAAAACAACCTTTCCTAAAAGGTTATTCTTTAGATACAGAAAAGAAAATTACTAATATAGACATAGTACATGACCAGGGTGTGTACATAGGTAATAATCATTTTGTTACTATTGAAGATATGAAATTTTTACAAGATGTAGTTTGGAAAATAAATGAACAACACTAATGCAGCAATAGTATTGCTATCTAGAGGATATCCAGATATTCAATACTATCAATCTTTAATTAATAGAAATTCTCACATATATCATTATTTTAATAAAAGGTTTGATAATAAATTCCCATTAATTATTTTTCATGAAGGAAATATTACTGAGGAACATCAAACAATTATTACTAATGCCGGTTTTGGTCAAACAATTAAGTTTGTTAATATCGGTGATAGCTTTAAATGGCCAGAAAATATTCCTATGCATACTATGCAGGATAGTGGATTCCATCCTGGTTATAGATTGATGTGTAGATTCAATTGCTATCAAATATGGGATTATGTAAAAGAATATGATTATATTATGCGTATTGATGAAGATACGTATATAGGTCCACTAGGTTACGATGTATTCGAATATATGGCAAATAATTCTATGGATTATTTGGTATCTAGATTTTGTGAAGAAACACATAAATTAACTAATACTACTATTCCCGATTTTGCTCATGAATTATTGGGTGATCGTTGGACTATTGATATGTATGACCAACATGATATGTGGGTTCCTTATTCTAATTTATACGTAGCAAAGACTTCGTTATTTTTGCAAGATGACGTACAACAATTTTTAAAATCGTTGACAAAAAATCCGATGTTCTTAACACATCGTTGGGGCGATCATGTTGTAATGGGAATTGTATTAAAGGCATTTTCATCTAAAGAAAAAGTAAGTCATATTCATGATTTTTCTTATATGCATGGCTCGCATCAATGTTTAACTGTTAATGGTAGAGCAGTTGAAGGAATACTTTCACCTAGAGAGGCTGAAGTATTTGGTCTTGAATTATCGGGTAAGCAACCCGATCACTATGTACAAAGGCAAAACCATGTTGGGTGAAAGTATTGAAAGTATAATTAAAAAGGTTGTAGATAATACGTTATTACAACATACTATGACGGATGCGGAATATGTTGCTACAGACAACCTTGGAGAAATTATTGAAAAGCTGGCAATTATCCATATTAGAATGTGGATGTTAGAAGATGCAATTCAAGCAGCAACATCTGATTCTGAGATTGCAGAATTAAAAAGAAAATGTGATATCTGTTTTAAAGTTAAACGACCAAAGTTAGTGCAGGCAATTAATTTGCTTGTAGATGATGCTATTACGAATAACAAATCTTTAAAAGAAGATTCTGTTAAATTATATAAAGGAATTGATAATGTCTAAAATTGTATTTTTTAATCACCTGCACCGCGGTGACCTGCACACACATAAAGCATTTATTTCTCAGATTCAAAAAGAGTTGCCTGATATTAAATTAGAATATTTGCATAAGAACCCTTCTAGATTGACTGAGGAATATGGTATTACTTTGGCAGGCAATCCCGATCATTTAGATAGGAATACCCCATTCTATCAAGACGTAGAGAACAATACTTTGTATATTAATACTTGGGTAGCTACAAATTGGGAAAGATTTTGTAAGCATGGCGGCGTTAATATGAATTTGCTCGTAGATCAATGGTCAGAAATTTTTGATACTATAAACAAATTCTTTTCTGTGGATATTAAAATTCGAGAAGCAAAAGAATTCTATTTACCTGTTCAAAATTATGAATTTGTCGAAAAAGAAAACGTGGATGCTTATATTGAAAATGCTCCAAATAAACGAGTATTAGTTTGTAATAATGTACCAGCTTCAGGACAATCTTTTGCCGATAATCTATCTAAGTTTTTGATTCCGATTGCTGAAAAAAATCCAGGTGTAGATATTATCTGTACTGATATATTTGAAACATCTTTACCTAATATTAGATTTACTTCAGACATTATTAAATCCAAAAAAGAAACAGATCTTCTTGAAATTTCTTACCTAAGTAGCTTTTGTGATGTCATCATTGGTAAAAACTCTGGGCCATATGTATTCTGCGAAACATTCGATAACTATATGAACTCGAATAAGACAATGGTTTCCTTTAATAAGATCAATCCTGAGTTTGATTCTATCAAAGAAACAATGTCTTTGGATATGACTGTTTCCTGTAACTATATTGTAGTGCCTATTCAAAATGTAGTAAATTTAACTAATTCTGATAAGGACAGTATTACCGCAGTATTGGAAAAGGTAATTGCTTATGAAAAAAATTAAGTTAGGGTTTGCTGATACCCACGAACATATATCATTATTCTTCAAAAGTGTTTTATCCAAAAGATATGATATTGAAATAGATAATGATAATCCCGATTATCTTATTTTTGGAGATGAGGTGTTCGGTCAAAGCAATCTTCGTTTCTCTAAAAACGATTGCGTAAAGATATTTTATACTGGGGAAAATCGTAGACCAGAAAATTATGATTGTCATTATGCTATTAGCTTTGATCATAACTTTAATTCCTGGCACTACAGACTTCCGTTGTTTGTTATCTATATGTGGGCATTGGGCGAAATTCACAAAACTGATTATCAATACTATCACCTATTCGGTAATAATGCAGCAAAAGAAAAGACAGGATTTGCATCATATGTTGTATCCAATCCAGGGTGCGTTGAAAGAAATACGTTCTTCGATAAATTAAATGCTATTAAACCTGTTGATAGTGGCGGCAGACATAAAAATAATATCGGTTATCTTTTAGAAGGCGAACAAGGTAAAATTGATTTTCTTGCAGATAGAAAATTCAATATCTGTTTTGAGCCATATTCTCATCCTGGATACACTACAGAAAAAATTCTACACGCATTTTATGCAAAGACAATTCCTATATACTGGGGCAGTCCTACAGTTGCAGTAGACTTTAATCCAAAATCTTTTATTAACACTATGAATTTTCCCAGTCAGGATCATGCTATAGAATATGTAATGAAAGTTGATAGCGATGATAACTTGTATCAAGAAATAATTAACGAAAAGCCTATGTTACATAATATTCCAAAAGATTATATTATGTTAGATAATTTCTTAAATTGGTTCGATGCAGTTGTCTATAATAAGATAGAGGCGAGACAATGAAAATACAAGTATTCGTTTTTAATTGGCGCGGGCAAGTAAACAACACTTTAGAAAAAGAAAAACAATTCAAAGAATTGGGTATTGAACCGATTATTATCAATAGCGATGACGAAAATAAATTTGATCATTGGCATAATATTGGAGAAGAGGCGTACTTTAATGCGCAGTTTCTAAAAGCAATTGAACTATTTGATGGCGATATTCTTTTCCATATTCAAGCCGATGCGTCATACGATAAATGGAAACCATTAATGGATGATGCTGTTAAGTACCATGAGAAACTTAATTGGGGTATCTATGCACCCAATGTAGACTACACTTGGTATGATGCGACTCGTACAGATTTAAATAGTATTAGAGTTGAAATTGACAACTTAAAGGTTGTTGCAAACACCGATTGTACTTGTTGGTTTATCCATAAAGATATTATTGATTTGTTCAAGAAAGAAAATTTAGATTTTTCTAAATATAAGTATGGTTGGTCTTGGGATGTTACTCTTTGTAGTATTTCTTATATCAATAAAAGATTAGTTATTAGAGATTATGGTCATACTATTAACCATCCGCAAGGCACAGGATATAATATGCAAGAGGCGGAGATGGAAATGGTCGATACCTATAATAGTTTAAACCCCAACATACAAGAGGCGTTTAGATTTATTAAAGGTAATTATAATTATTTGGCAAAATACTTTATTTAAACACTATGTATAACATTAAAAACCCAAATGCAGTGACGAATCTAAACAATCAAATTAAAGAATTGTTTGATTCCAATAAACCATTCTCTGTAGTACGAATGGGAAATATGGAGGGGTATTTCCTTGATTGCTTTGAGAAAAATACTGCACCTGTAGATGAGTTTTATTACTGGTTAAGTTTAACCTCAGGAGTATTTCCTAGAGACGACAACTATTTAAAGAATGTCTGGGCTCCTATTAATAGGGAAGCTATGATTAATTCTGATCTATTAGGGTTTGTTGATATCTCAGGGCATATTGCTGCAAACGAATCATTTAATCAAAAATATTGCGAAGGTAAACCTACGTTCTATGGTGTGGATGATATTCTAGTACTAGATCCAGGATATCTTTCTAACTTAGATATTGTAGACTTACCTTGCCCTACGCCCTGGACAGAAAAATTAAAGGGCAAAAAGGTATTAGTTGTTTCCGCATTCGTAGAAAGTATTAAACATCAATGGGAAAATATAGATAAAGTTTGGGGAGCAAATAGAGATAAGATTGCGCCTTTTGAATTGGTCGATGTTATTAGATCACCATTCCATCCTGAAATGGATAGTAGATCTTTACCTAATTGTAATACTTGGGATGAAAGCCTACATTATATTGAAGAACAAATTTCTAAATATGAATACGATGTTCTTTTAGTTAGTGCTGCGGCAATGGCACCTGCTCTTGCAGATTTTGCTAAAAAGCAAGGTAAAATAGGTATCACCATTTGCGGAACCTTACAATTGTATTTTGGTATTGTTGGTGCTCGATGGGCAGGAAAAAATCCCGCATATACAGATTGGGCAAAGATGTATAATGAAAATTGGAGATGGCCGTCTGAAACAGATTTGCCAGACAATAAAGAACTATTTAATAGATTTGAACACGCGTATTGGAAATGATATGACTACTGTAACTATTATTACGCCTACAACTGGTTCTAGGTATTTAGAACAAAACCTTCAATCGGTATCCAATCAAACAGTTAAAGTTAAACATACTGTAGTAGTTGATGGGAATAAATTTTCATCGGATGCTGATAAGATTTTAAAAAAATACCAGGATAAGAATGTTGTATATTTGAATGAGAATACCGGTTATGATGGATATAACGGTCATCGTATATATGGGGCATTTTCATATCTAGTTAATTCTGATTATGTTTGTTTCTTAGACGAAGATAATTGGATAGATAACAATCACATTGAATCTATGCTTGAGGCAGTCAAAGGGCATGATTGGGCATATTCTTTGAGAAAGATTGTCGATCCTGCGGGAAATTATATTTGTAACGATGATTGCGAAAGCTTGGGTAAATGGAAAAGTGTTTTAAACGACAATTTTGTTGATGTAGGATGCTATATGCTGCCTACTAATATTGCAGTTCAATTATCACCTATCTGGTTTCGTCGAGCAAGAAATCCTTTAGAGCAACCTGAGGTTGACAGACTATTGATGCAGATGTTATTATTAGATAAGTATAATCTAAAGTATGATACCTCGGGTAAATATACTTTAAATTATAGAGTGGGTAATCGGTCGGATTCTGTGCAAGCAGAATTCTTTTTATGGGGTAATGAACAAGCCAAACAGGCTTATGGTGAGGAGATGCCGTGGAGAAAGAAATAGATTACAAATATAATGAAGGAAATCTTTTGAATGAGTTGAAAGAATATATTGATGCGACATACGGTCAACATTATTCTTTAAACAAATTTCAAGCGACAGAATTTATTATTGATAATGGACATGGTGTCGGTTTTACTGCCGGCAATGTAATGAAATATGTCCAAAGGTACGGAAAAAAAGAGGGAAGGAATAGGAAAGACCTGCTAAAGGTGTTACACTATGCAATGATGCTTTTATATGTACACGATATTGAAACCAAGGAGAAAATGTGATGCAAATTAGTAATGAGACAATTCAAATTTTAAAGAACTTTGCTACGATCAATAGTAATATTTTGATTCGCAAAGGTAGTACTCTCTCTACCATCAGCACAGCAAAAAATATTTTTGCTAAAGCTACGGTTACTGAGAATTTCCCGCAAGAGGTAGCGATCTATGATCTAAACTCTTTGCTAGCTCTTCTGACTCTTATGGAGAATCAGAGCATCGACTTTGGAGATAATAGCTTGACTATCTCTAAAGACAATGGCAAGTTCGAATATTTTTATTCTAGCGCAAACGTTATTGTTGCTGCTCCCGATAAGAGCATTGAAGTGGATAACCACTATCAATTTACACTAACTGCAGAACAGGTAGCAATGGTTGCCAAAGCTGCAGCAATTACTGCAGCACCTAGTATTTCCCTTATTTCTAAAGACGGAAAAGTAAATCTTCAAGTCGGAGATAAGAAAAATACTACAGCAAATAGCTATCGCAAACTAATCGGCGAATGCGAAAAAGATTTTGAATGCCATATGGCAGTAGAAAACTTTAAAGTTATTCCTGATGCTTATACTGTTACTGTATCGAAAAAGAAAGTATTTCACTTTAAGCATGCTACAAAGACAGTGGAATATTTTATTGCGATGGATCCCGATTCTGTAGTATGACCCCCGAGTTTACTACATTTATGGCCCCACCTAATTACGTGGGGCATTGGGTTATATGCCCACAACCGTATGGCTTTATGGTTAGTAGTACAAAAAGACCAGCTTGGCTACATAGAAAAATGACCAAGTTGTTTTTTGGTTGGGAATGGGTTGATACTTAACTTTTATATAATGGATTTAATATGGATAATACGGAATATCTTTGGGTAGAAAAATGGCGTCCTAAGAAGATTGAAGATTGTATTCTGCCAGAGAAGCAGAAAAAGATTTTTCGTGAAATGATTGATAAGGGTGACCTGCAGAATATGCTTCTTTGCGGTTCCGCAGGTACCGGTAAAACCACAGTTGCCAAGGCATTGTGTGATGAAATGGGATTAGATTGTTTATTCATCAATGCTTCTCTTGAAAACGGCATTGATGTTCTTCGTACTAAGATCAGCCAATTTGCTTCGACAGTATCTTTTACTGGCAAGACAAAGGTTGTAATTTTAGATGAGGCGGACTATACTAATCCTCAGAGTTTTCAACCTGCGCTTCGTGGATTTATTGAAGAATTTTCTCAAAATTGTAGATTTATTTTTACCTGCAATTTTAAGAATAGAATTATTCCTCCGTTGCATTCTCGATGCTCTGTTATTGAGTTTAAAATCGACAAGGAAGAAAAGCCTAAGATTGCAGCAAGATTCTATCGACGCGTAGTAGATATTCTTTCGCATGAGCAGGTTGAATTTGACCCGAAGGTTCTTGCTAAGATTGTTGAAAAGCATTTTCCCGATTATCGTAGAACTTTGAATGAGATTCAGAAATATTCGGCATCAGGTAAAATTGATGAGGGTATTCTGGTCAACATGGGTGAAGTTAATATGCAAGAACTTCTGCAATCTTTGAAAGCTAAGGATTGGAAGAAGATGCGCGGATGGGTCATTAATAATCTCGATAATGATCCTCAGACTTTATTTCGTAAGGTATATGATAGTCTAATTGATAATGTAGAGCAAGTCCCACAAATGGTTTTGCTCTTGGCTGATTATCAGTATAAGGCGGCTTTCTGTGCCGATCAAGAAATAAACCTTGTTGCTTGCCTCACCGAGATTATGGCGACGATTGAGATTAAATAAATACTTATTTAAAAATGGTAAATATATATGTACACCGCATTTCTGTCGACGGTTCACGATATCTGGCAATGGATACTAAATGATTACAAAAGTAATAGATTTCGTTTTAGTCTTGAGGTCCTTGCTTGGGCTATTTCTATTGGGTGTTCTATCACTATGGCAACCACCGTACCAAACCCCCCATTACTTTTTCTCTATCCAATATGGATTCTTGGATGTGGTATCTATGCTTGGTGTGCTTATTCTCGGCGTTCCTTTGGTATGCTTGCTAATTACTTTCTTTTGGTCACCATCGACACTATCGGATTAGTAAGAATGATACTGGGGGAACTATGAGCGTTACTATATTATTTTACAAAAATAAAAAAATTGTAAGATCGGAAATATGCGATAATCTGTTTGAAGCAGATGCGTTAATAGAAGATAACTTAAGACAAGAATTATATGATGATGCGAGGATAATTGAAGATGACCCTATTCGGAGAGAAACCAAAAGAGATAGTTGAAGAAAACTATAAAATACCTAAGATTAGCCCTTTTGATTTTATTAATGCAATTCACCATTCCAAAGAAAAACTAATAGTTGACGAATGGTCTGAAAAACAGTATGAACCGTATATTATTAATAAAGGGCTTTCTTTCGGTCACGATACCGTAATTCCTGCTAACGAAATGAACTCTAGGCCCCATTTAGATAGGCGTCTTCAGTTTGACTTCCTTATAAATATTGTGAGGCCTAAGAAGAGATTCAATAAATGGATCAAGGCCGACAAAATCGATGATTTGGAGGTAGTTAAGGAATATTATGGCTATAGCACGGAAAAAGCCAAACAAGTCTTGCCGCTTTTAGATCAATCAAAGATTGAACACCTAAAAACTAAAATAATAAAAGGCGGCAAGAAATGAATGATGATTTAATTTATATTGATTTTCCGGGATATGCACCGTTAGAAATTACGTTGGCAGATCCCGATGATTTTTTAAAAGTAAGAGAAACTTTGACACGTATTGGTATTTCCTCAAAAAAGGATAATACTTTGTATCAGTCCTGCCATATTTTACATAAACAAGGTCGGTATTTTATTGTTCATTTTAAAGAGCTTTTTGCCTTAGATGGGAAAAGCGCAGATTTGACCGACAATGATCTAGAACGAAGAAACACAATTGCTAAATTACTTGTAGACTGGGGATTAGTAAAAGTAGTTGATCCTAACAGTTTTATGTATCTTGCCCCTTTGTCTCAAATTAAAATTCTTTCGCATAAAGAAAAGCATGAATGGAAATTAGAAACAAAGTATAACATTGGCAAGAAAAAAGGTGTTCCTAGTAATAAATAATATTATCCCAGGGATGGGAACGTACTGCTAGTTTAACTAGACCGGTCAGAACGTTATACTGACGCCGTAATCGTAAGCGGCTTTTAGCTACGCCGAACGGGTAGCATTTAATTAAACTCGCTTAATAGGAGAAAAAATGACCTTTACATTTCAAAAAGACGGATTGCTTCATCCGGCAAAAAGCTTCGAAAAATTCTTTATTGGATTTGACGAGCATTTTAATAAGTTAGACAGACTACAGACTGAACTTTCTAAGACATCTCAAAGCTATCCTCCCTTCAACATTAAGAAGGTTGGCGATAACAAATATACTATCGAAATGGCTGTTGCGGGATTTTCAAAGTCTGATATTGACATTGAGTTTTCTGAAGATAAGCTCACCGTAAAAGGCGAGATCAAAGATGATGAAACTCAAACTTGGCTACATAAAGGAATCGCAAATAGAAGCTTTACCAGAACATTTGCTTTAAATGAGCACGTAGTTGTTGTGGGTGCAGATTTGCAAAACGGTATGCTCTTAATTAATCTTGAGCGTATTATTCCTGAAAATAAGAAACCTCGTAAAATTGAGATAGGCTTGGTTAAACAAGAATATCTAGAAGAACCATCGACGGTATCTGAATTTTCTGCTTTGAACCCACCGGTTCTATTAGAAGAAGATTTTGAAAAAATTTCGGAAAATACTAAGTAAAATCTTAGACGTAATCGCCTCAGAGGTAGTACCATCATTTACCTATTGGGGCGGTTCACATATAATGATAGTATCCGATGACTATCGAACCCCCATTACATTAAACAGGACACATATGATCAAAATTATTAAACTAATTACCAGCGAAGAAGTTGTTGGTGAAATTGAAGAAAATACGAATACTATTACTATTAAAAAGCCTTGTGCTATTATGCTTATTAATTCTAGATCAAGCCCAGATCAGCATTCCATGGCGTTGGTTCCTTATGCAGGATACACCAAGCACCATGAAATTACCGTAGACAAAAAGATGATTGTATGGGAATCTGAATTAGCTGACGATGTTTATAATCAATACAATGCTATTTTCGGAACAGGCATTCAAATCGTCACTGCTAAGTAATTACTTACTCATCCAAGCGGACACACCCATATAAGCGCCAACGATGCCGGCGTTTGCAATATAGAATAGTCCAAGCATATTATTAAGAGCTTCCACTCTGGAATCTGTCATCATTGGACTATACAATGCCGCGGTGAAAATAACCATCACCCACATAGAAAACCATGCCATTTTCTTTTGGGTGTTTGCCTTTTCTTCTTTAAGATCAATATTTAATATATTGTCTGCTTGGCTTATTTCTTCTTCGGTAATCACATCATCGTGATTCAAATCTATTATTGGCTTAGATGCCGGTGCTTTTCTTATTGCCACTTGAGGCTCCTTTAATTTGGTAGTCTATCAAGTCAAATCTGTTGATTAATTATGTATTATGCTATATAATAAGTATTTATAGTAACATGCTACCTCGGGGAATATATGAAATTTTATACTAGTATCAACCAATTTGGAAACAATATCTTGGTTCGAGGAATCAATAACGGAAAGCGGGTGCAGGAAAAGGTTCAATTTAAACCTACTTTGTTTGTAAAATCTAAAGAAGAAACTAAGTTTAAATCTCTATTCGGCGAGAATCTAGATTCGATTAAATTTGATAGTATTAATGATGCTAAAGATTTTAATAACAGATACAAAGATGTAGAAAATTTTCCTATATTTGGTAATACAAATTACGCATATCAATATATCTCAGAAACATTTCCGAATCAAATTGATTTCGATATTTCGCAATTAAGCATTTGGACAATTGATATCGAAACAACTGCAGAGTTTGGTTTCCCTGACGTTAGTAATCCCATGGAAGAGGTATTGCTAATCTCCATCCAAGACTTCGTTAATAAGAAAATTACGACGTATGGTTGCAGATCTTTCGAAAATACTCAAGACAACGTAACCTATATCCTCTGTAAAGATGAGGCTACTCTCCTACGACGATTCGTAGATGATATGCAAGATAATCATCCTCATATTATTACTGGATGGAACGTAGAATTTTTCGATATCCCATATCTATGTAATAGAATTAATAAAATTCTCGGGGAAGATTATGTTAAATTACTATCTCCTTGGAAATTCGTTGCTCAGAAAAATATCATTAAGTTGAAAAAGGAAAATATTTCTTTCGACTTGCAGGGTGTTGCTATTCTTGATTATCTTGACCTATATAAAAAGTTTACTTATACTGCGCAAGAATCCTACAAATTGGATCATATTGCAAAGGTAGAACTTGGACAAGAAAAATTATCCTATGACGAACACGAATCGTTCAGCGCATTCTGGAAAAACGATTGGAACAAGTTTGTACGATATAATATTCGAGATGTGGAATTGGTTGATAGACTTGAGGATAAGATGAAGTTGATTGAGCTTATCTTGACAATGGCGTATGATGCTAAATGTAATTATGTAGATATCTTTTCTGCAGTTAGAACCTGGGATTGTATTCTATTCAATCATCTACATAAAAAGAATATCATTGTACACCAAAAGGTATCTAGACCAGGTAGACAAATTGCAGGTGCGTATGTTCAAGAACCTGTCCCAGGCAAATATGATTGGGTAGTTTCTTTTGATGCGACGTCACTGTATCCCAGTATCATTATGCAATATAATATGTCTCCTGAGACAATGGTTCAGCATACTAAGGATGTTCGGGTAAGCGATTTAATTGAAAACACTATACGCACAGATGATCTAAAAGAAAATGATTATTGCATGACTGCGAATGGATATTGCTTTGACAGAACAAAGCAGGGTATCTTTCCTGAGATTGTTCAAAAATTATTTGAAGATAGAAAACAGTATAAGAAGCTTATGCTTGATGCTCAATCTAAATATGAGGAAACCAAAGATAAGAAGTGGCAAAAAGAAATATCAAAGTATAATAATTTTCAGATGGCACGAAAGATTCAAATGAACTCTTTGTTCGGTGCTATGGCGAATGAATACTTCCGCTTCTATGATGATAGGATTGCCGAAGGTATTACTTTG